GGCTTCTGCGATATATGTGGGTTTCGTATAAAAATCCGTGATATGAAGGCGGTTATAGTCAAGCGGCAAGATACTGGATTATTAGCTTGTAGGTCGTGTTGGGACAAAGATCACCCACAAAACATGCAAGGTGAGTACCCAGTTACAGATGCAGAAGCATTACGTATATCACGCCCAGACACAAGTTTAAGTGCAGACTCTGCTGATACCAGTAGTCGCGCAGTAGATTGGGGTTGGAACCCAGTGGGTACAGGGCCAAACACATTAATAGAAGTTAAAACAGGCACAGTTACAGTGACGGTAGAATGATATGATGACATATACAGAACTAAAAACTAATGTGCAAGACATCACCGAGATGACTTTTACTGACGCACAGTTAGCTATGTTTACTAAACAAGCTGAGCAAAAGATCTATGGTTTTGTAAAAGATTTACCTATACTACGAAGACGCGCTAATGAGGCTTTTGGTGCTTCCGCTGGGTATCCGTTGCCTGCAGACTGTGTATACGTGCATAGCGTAATACAAAGAACGGGTCTGCAGGATGCGGCTGAAGAACATCAACTTATACAAAAAGACCCTGAGTTTTTGAGAGAAGCGTATCCCCTAATAACGCAACCAAATACTGATGGGGTAGCAGAGCCGTTATTTAAATATTACGCTATAGAAGGCATGGATATTGGTGACGGTACCGCCGGCGCTTCTACCGAAATAGCTAGGATGCGTCTTATGATTGCGCCCGGATATTCTGGAAGTGGGGCATTCTATGTAATATATCAATCAGGCCAACCTATATCTATAGTAGATTTTTCTAACTCAAACTACAACTCCACGTGGTTAGGGGGTAACTATGACTCAGCGTTGCTAAACGCCACTTTGATAGAAGCTGCAAGATTTATGAAATCCGAACCAGACATTGTTCAGTTGTACGAACAGCAGTTTATGTTAGCCTTACAACCCCTAGTTGATACGGCGAATGTACGTATAAAGAATGATTCGTATAGACCCACATCTTCCCCAGCAAGGCCGCTTACTGTACCTGCTCCTGCACAACCACCACAGAGAGAGGGCTAGTAGATGGCTATTTCACAAGTGTTATGTACATCATTTAAAAAAGAGCTACTAGAAGGCGCACATAACTTCGGCTCGCATACTTTTAAGGTAGCTTTGTATACTAACGCTGCCACGTTAAATGCGGACACTACTGCGTATTCTACAGATAATGAAGTATCTGGCACTAATTATAGTGCTGGTGGAGTTACGCTTACAGCTAGTACAGTAGCTAGTGGTGATGGTGTAGGGTTTGTTAATTTTTCTAACGCTACTTGGGCAAGTAGTAGTTTTACGGCTAGGGGTGCTTTAATATATAATTCTAGTCAGAGTAATAAAGCAGTCATGGTATTAGACTTTGGCGACAACAAAACAAGTAATAACAGCACGTTTGCGGTAGCTATGCCTGCTAATACGTCTAGTACAGCACTTATAAGGATTACATAATGAGTACATCTTACACAAACAACCTTAAACTTGGTAAGCCTGCTGCGGGTGATACTGGCTGGGGTAATACCTTAAACGCTGAAGTCACTGACATGGTGGAAGAAGCCATTGCAGGCATAAGAACCATAAACTCTTGGAGTTCGGGTACTCCTGCGGTTCATACTCTTACTACAGCTAACGGCACTACGTCAGAGGCTAGAGCCGCTATATTAACGCTAAAAGATACTACTAGTGATATAGGCACTACCGCGCAACTAATTGTACCTAACGTATCAAAATTATATTGCATAATTAATGAGACAGGCCATACAGTAACGGTAAAAACTGCCTCGGGCTCTGGAGTTTCTGTACCTACAGCTAAACAGTTTAATGTTGTGTGTGATGGCACTAATGTTATTGAGCAAGTTAATTATCAAGGTGCCGCCGACGTTAATACTCTAACAACTGCAGGGCTTGCAACAGTTAATTCGCTAGTAATAGGCTCCTCTGGGACACCAGTCACTCAGATTGCTGACGAAGATGCTATGTCTTCCGATAGCGCTACAAAACTCGCTACTCAACAATCAATCAAGGCGTATGTAGACAATAACTCAACATACCACCGACAAGCTAACTACTTTGCGTGGGATGTACCGACTTTTAACCAGAGTACCAATGTAACATCATCCCCTCCTAAGTTTCACGTAGCAGATGGCGCTAGTGCTACGTTAGTTGAGTTTGAATTACTTCGCCCATCGCCAGCTACCGCATCGCGCCATAAAATAGACATTACGTTAATGGGGGACAAAGATTTTCCTAACCCCTCAAACCTAAATTACTCCACCGGTTTTCAACAGTATTGCGATATAATTTACTATATCCAGAGAAAATCTAAACTAGCTACCGGTGTTGGCATAGGCACTAATTCTGTTGCGCAAGATCAGTTGGGGGCGGGAAACTCTTATTTTTATAAGATATACGTAAGCGGTGATGTTACTAGTGAACTAGATAATTTTAGTTGGATAGCAAAAACAGCGGCTCCGGCATCAAATGCCAAGTATCAAGTTATGAGTTACGAGTATGAGGTAGCCGGTAATAGAACGGGTATAGTATTTAACGGGGGCTCAGGCTCAGCTACGCCTTATACAGGCACGGGCAATAGTATTTTTGTTAGTAACACAGGCTTTACTGCTGTAGATAGTTGGCATACCGCTACCCATAGCATACCCTCTAATTCAGGATACCCATTCTATACTGGTTCTATGGGTGAATACTTTGCGGCTTATAGCGGCACCAACTTCCAACGCAAGTACCGCCTGAAAGATGTTCTTCCTCCTGTAGTAGTAAAACCTGAGTCTGCAGGTACGATAGAAATGAGAATAGAAGTAACCTGCGGTGTTTTGGGCTCTGACGGAGAATATTACTTCCAACAGGCCACTATAGACCAAACAACTATAGGGAGAGATTAATCATGGAAGAGAATAAAGAAGCCCTACTTAAACTAGAAGCCCATGAAAGAGAGTGTGCTCAGCGTATGAAGAACATACAGTTTCAACTAGATACGGTGGATAAGCGTTTAGATCAGGGTATGCATAAGTTTAGAAATATTGAGCGTTTATTATGGCTTCTTTTTCCGGTGATTCTAGGGGCAGATGCAATTGCTCAGAACCTACTCTAAGATTTGTTTATTACTGTTCAGCTCCGTTGTTTTTGCTAACAACCAAGAGGGTAGCCTTAACACCTACCACGGCGAGAATAGCGTAGCTAATAGTAATAATAGTACTAAAGATGACTCAGTATCTAATACTTACAATGGTGCGGGGTCTTCTTCTGAAATGCCTGTTGGTAGCGCTATAAGTCCTAGTTATATGTCTAATGGCATGGATACTTGTTTAAAAGGTACGGGTGGGTCACTACAGACTGTAGGTGTAGGATTTAGTAGTGGGGGATATAATGTTGATCCCGAATGTAACCGGCGTAGAGACGCAAAAGTATTGTCTGATTTGAACATGAAAGTAGCCGCTGTCGCTAGGATGTGCCAGTCAGTAGATGTGTGGAAATCTATGTTCATTTCTGGTACGCCATGTCCTATACTATCTAATGGTAAACTTATAGTTGGTAAGCGGGCGTTTCTTATGATGAAACAAAACCCCAAAACTTACATCCCAGATTACAGTAAAAAAACTAGAGAGTGGTATAATACAATACTTAAAATAGGAGAGAGCGATGTCGATGAAGAAGAAGATGATTTTACCTCTATTAGCGCTAAGTACCGCAGCTCACTCCAGTGAGTTAGACAACTTAGTTAACACGTCGTCGGCTATTGTAAACCAACTTGATAAAGGTATCGCGTATGTGGGTTCTGCCACTGAGTATTCTCATCTTGGTACTGCTATGTCTGATGGCAGTGTTTCAGAGTCCGCGCATATTACCTCACAACAGATCCAAGCATACAATGATGCTCTTAGTAATATGGCTAATTACATGCCTTATGGCGATGTCCGCGCTGTCCTAAACGAACGTGCTATTACTGAGTTAGAGCTTATGGATACGGCCATTGACACATTTACAGAAGCAGTTGTAGAAATGGTGCAGGTTGTAGAAGTAGCTGAGCTGGCAGAGACAGCGGCTACCCCTGATGAAGAAGCTGCCGTACAAGAATTTGTGGCTAACAACCAAGAAGTTCTAACTATTAGCCAAGAAGAAGTCACTGAGTATAATCAGTCTATAGATGATATTGAGACACACGCTAACAACGCGAGTGCATTTATTGCCGTTGCCGAAAACACTGCGGCAATAGATTTCCTACAGCAGGGCGCAGAGAATAACAATACTACTGCGGAGCAAGCTGTAGTTACGTATTCAGCTAACAACCAGTGGGTAAGTATGCAGTGGGCGGGGACTAACAATGCTTCTGCTGTATATCTAAACGGGAACGATAACTTTGGTTTAGATGTATACGCCACACAAGCGGAAATATTAGTTGCAGGCCAAGAGTCTGAGTTTTATTTAACTGGCCCTACTGCACAAGGATATAGCTGCTTTATGTATGGAGATTGTAATTATGAGCCTTGAGTCTAGCGAACTGACGATTGGTGGTCAGACGTTTAAAGGGGCTTGGATTGCTGTAGTATTAGCTATTGGTTCTACTATTGGCGGTGGGGTATGGACTGCAAGTAGTTTGTACTCTAGACTAGAAGCTGTAGAGGCGGTACAAATACCAAATATAGTGCCCCTAGAAGAAGAAGTATTGTTGATAAAGCAAGAATTAGAGGCTAATGATGTATCTAAGTTACAAGGTAAACTAGCGGAATTAGGCGCTAACTTAGTAACTATAAAAGACCAACAATCCGGACTGTTACTTATAAAACAACAAGTTACTGATGTAGAAAAGTCAGTAACAGAGATGCAAACTGTTGTTCAGAAAGCAGAGATTGTTGTTAAGGCGGTAGAAAACTTTGAAGGAGATATAAAAGTTTTAAAGCGTGAAATACAAGATTTGTGGGATGGTATGGACGAGTTATACAACCCACTAAAGTGAGGTATATATGTTACAACATCTTATAGGCCCTATAACTAATATAGCTGGGGGCTACCTAAAGAACAAAGCGGAAGAGAAACAAGCTAAGCATAAAGCCAAAATGAAGGTCATTGAGAATGATGGTGAGTGGGAATCTAAAATGGCTGATGCCTCTGCCCATAGCTGGAAAGACGAATTTTGGACTATTGTACTTTCAGTGCCCATTTTTATGATTGGGTATGCTATTGTGGTTAACGATATAACAGTCATAGATAGAGTAGAGCAAGGGTTTGTCGCTCTTAGTAATTTACCTGAGTGGTACCAATACTTATTGTTTATCGCCATATCAAGTAGCTTTGGTGTTAAAGGTGTTTCTAAACTAATGAGCCTAAGAAAATGAGTTTAAAGTATTTTAAAGTAGAAGATTTTAACTGTCAGGAAACTGGTGAGAATGAGATGTGTCCTGACTTTTTACAGAAACTTGATGCACTACGTGAAGTGTGTGGGTTTCCATTTATTGTAACTAGTGGGTACAGATCGCCTAACCATAGTATTGAAGCTGCTAAGGCCAAGCCGGGAACACATGCACAAGGTATTGCTGCAGATATTAAAGTGACTGGTGGTGCACAGCGTATGTCTATTATACGTAACGCTTCTATTATGGGCTTCAATGGTATTGGGGTTGCCAAAGGTTTCGTACATGTTGACACGCGAGAGACTACCCCCGTAGCTTGGAAATACTAATATGCCATTAAGTAAAGTCCAGTTTAACCCCGGTATAAATAAAGAACTAACTAGATATACCAACGAGGCCGGTTGGAGCGACTGTAATAAAGTTCGTTTTCGTCAAGGCTACCCTGAAAAAATTGGTGGTTGGACTAGACACGGCGTTAATACGTTTACAGGCGTTTGTAGATCTCTGCACCAATGGTTAAGCCTCGGGAGTATAAAATATACCGGTCTTGGCACTAACCTAAAATTTATGGTGGAGCAGGGGCAAAACTACTACGATGTAACGCCTTTACGTGAAACTGTGTCTTTGACCGACAAAATATTTGTTACTAATGGTTCTACTACAGTAAAAGTGCAAGACCCTAATGGGGGTTTTACTCTAGGCAGTTATCTTACAATTGCTGGTAGTGCCGCTGTTGGTGGTATATCTGCAGATGCTCTAAACAAAGAACATGTCATAACGAGTGTAGGTTCTTCGTTTACCCAAAATTGTCTCTACGGCAATGGTGGCCCCGGGGTAACACACACAGGAAACGTTGATATAGTTGTAGGACTTCCTGTAAGTGGCCCCAACATCCCTGCGGGAGCGTTTATAACAGCAATAACAAGCTCAAGTGGGTTTAACCTGAACGTTGTTCCCTCGGGGGGCTTACAACAAAATGACTTAACTTTTGATGGTAGTAAACTCTTCTCTATACAGGCAGATTCAGCAGCGACTAGCACTCCCGCTAACCCGGGTGGGGGCACTTTCACTATAGCGTATCAGGTTAACGTAGGGCCGGACTTTCAGGTACCAGTAGACGGCTGGAGTTCTTCTGCTTGGAACGAAAGCACTTTTAATGGCGGTAATCCCGGTGGTGAGTCTCTACGGGTGTGGAATCAAGCTAACTACGGCGAAGATTTAGTTATAGGGCCTCGTGGTGGGGAGTTGTATTATTGGGATACAAGTGCGGGTTTGACCACAAGAGCTATAGCCCTAAAAAACGTACTCCATACTAGTACGGTTGCGCTGTCTCAAACATCCACAGGGAATATAGGTACTGGCCTTCCGGGGATTACCGACTTAGACCCCAACGTAACGCCAAAAATTAGAGGTGGCGCGGTAGTTACATGTACCACAGCAGGTAAGATTGCCGCAGGCACAACAGTTTTATCGGTAATGCCGAACAATACGGTAGTTAACACAAGTGCTAATCCGCTAGACACTGTAAATGGACTAACATATGTATTTGATGGTGATCCTATATCAGTTACTAAAGACTCTACGGCAATAACCGTATTTGACCCTACACTGGAATTTGCTTATAAAGTTGGGCAATATGTCACTATAGCTGGGGCTACAACCGTAGCGGGAATAACTAACACAGTTATAAACGCAAGACATAAGATAGCATCAGTGGACTCTGCGGCTAATACTTTTACTACAGAATCTATAGCGGGCGCTAACCCTGCTACTAGTACAACTTCTGGGGGCGGTGCATCTGTTACTTTGCAGTACGAACTATCCGCTGAAGTCCCCATAGTACAAGATCATTTGTTAGTGTCTGACGCTAGTAGGTTTACTTTTGCTTTTGGGTGTAACGCGTTTGGAGATGCCACTGAAACACAGAATCCATTGTTACTACGTTGGTCAGACCAAGAAGATGTTTATGATTGGCGACCACGTTCAACTAATCAAGCAGGGAGTTTGCAGTTATCGCAAGGCGCAGAGATAGTTACAGCCATACAGTCACGGCAAGAAATATTGGTGTTCACAGATTCTGCGTTGTACTCGTTGCAGTATGTTGGAGCGCCAGTAGTATGGGGTTCTCAATTGGTTGGGTCGAACATGTCCATAGCTTCATCGAAGGCCGTTGCGTACGCCAACGGAGTAGCGTATTGGATGGGCAAAGAAAAGTTTTATAAATATGATGGGTCAGTCCAACCACTAAATTGTGATGTTAGGAAGTATGTATTTGATGACTTAGATAAAGATCAGTACCAACAAGTATTCGCCGGTACGCTTGAAGAGTTCCACGAAATATGGTGGTTTTACTGTGATTCTCAACGTGTAGCGCCAAACAAGTATGTAGTGTATAACTACTTGGAAGATATTTGGTATATAGGCAGTATGGA